TTGCTGCGCACCGATGCCCTGCAACATTTCTTCGATGGATAAATTAGCCATTAGTCACCTATTGGTTTGCTTGAGCCGCTTTCAATGCGTCACGAAATTGCGTCTTTTCTAGTTCAGACATCTGTGAATATCCCGCATACGCTTCGTTTAGTTCTGCTAACGACATGCCCATATAAGGATTAGTCATACCCTCAGATGCCTGTTGATCTCTACGCGATTTTACAATGTCCATCCAATCTGCTTTTGTATTGTTTGGATTTGACAAGAAAGAAGCAGCTTCTTCAGTATAAGCCCGCAATTTTGAAAGTGCTTCTTTGCGCTTAACCAAAAACTTTCGCAATTCAACTTCATTTGCATTAGGCGGGTAGGCTGTTGCCATAGCAATTTCTAATTCTGACTGAGACAAGGCACCGAAGGTAACTGATGAAACAATATCTAAGCCCATTTGACGAAGTGCTGAGTTTAGGCCACCAGCTTTATCTGTAATATCAGGCAATAGGTTCAGTATGATATTTCTTTTTGCACCAGCATCAATTTCCGCAATCGCACGGTCAATTGTAGTAATTTGAGCCGTAAGTTGTTCTGATTTGTCAAAGGCATCTTGCGCAGATTTCTGCTGAAATTTCGCCGCTTCCGTTGTGCCAGTAGATAGACCTTCCATTGCAATACCGCTTAGTTCTGCCTCACGCAAAACCTTTGCTGCTTCTGGCCCTTCAGGAACAAGAATACCCTCTCTGTTGTAAACCTTACGACCCTTATCGGTGATGGTGTAGTAAGCACCATTTTTGAACTTCACTGACGATCTAATCTTATCGCCGCTAGTGTCATAAAGCTGCGCTGTAAGAACTTTGTACGCCTCTGCGGGTGTCATGGCTCCAGACTTCACCGCGCCAAGCAATTGCTTCGCTAAAGCCGCGCCAACACCCGTACCGCTAGCAATACGCTCTAATTCTCCAATAGTAGCGTTCTTTGTCGTTTCCTGTTTTTCGAATGCAGCGCGTTGCAAGCCTTGGGCGGCTATCTGATCACCCATTCTATAAGATGGCAACACTAGCGCATCTAGACCGCGACCTACCCGACCGAAAAAATTCAACCCACTTACTGGATCACGTTTCATAAGTCGCTGACCAAGGTTCATTCCTGAATTATCGGGCTGCATAAAGCTAAGAAGTGACATTGGTTTTTCCTTTGGTGGAACTGGTCTTTGGGTCATGCTTGCTGAGAGCGGATAATTAGCTGGGCGACCATCAGGCAAACGACTAAGAACAGATTTTATGTAGTTTTGCGTTTCTGGGAAGTTAGGGACACGACCTAATTTCGCAACCCGTGTAGGCCCAGCGTTGTAAGCCGCAAGCGCCATATTGAGATCGGGGAAGCGGCTCATCATTTGGCTTAGGTAACGCGCCCCGCCAGCAAGATTTTGTTTGATGTCTGTAGGATCAACGCCAAGTTCTTTTGCGGTGTCTGGCATTAGCTGCGCTAGACCCTTAGCGCCCTTCGGAGATAAGGCATTAGGATCAAATCCACTTTCTTGCTCAATCAGCGACAGAAACAAGTCTTCGGGTACACCCGCCTCACGCGCAGCGTCCCGTGCTAATTGCATGTAGTATGCGCGTGTGTTCTGTGCCATTTCGCTTAACCCATCATGCTTGCGCCAAGCTGCATGTAATTAAACAACCCAGGGTTGAATTGTGTTGTCTGGTTAGAACCTTGCAACGGTGAAACGCCATAAACAGAGCTTAACAACGTACCCAAACCTTGCTGCGGTGCGCCCGAATATCCTTGATATTGCTCTTTCGCTGCATTGATCAAATTCTGCATCATTTGTTGCTGCATTGCGCCTTGCTGCATTTGTTGGTTCTGGATCGCCTGACCATAGCCAAATGACTGCTGACCCATACCCGCAAGCTGACCTGCCGCGCCTAATTGGCGTGACAGATCGGCTTGTGATGCCCCTAGAGCTGTGTTGAAGCCCTGCTGACGCAATGCTCCTACTTTGTCCATTGCTTGCTGCTGGTAGCCTTTCAGCGCCTCTGCCTCTGCGATGCCATGACGTGAGCCACCAAAAGCCCGTGCCTGCTGCGCCTGTGCGCCTAGCGTATTCAATCCGATCTGCGCTGCACCGCCAACATCGCGTAATGTCTTATCAACAACCGCCTGTTCGTATGGGTTCTGATATGCTCCTATCCCGCCCGCTGCGGTTTGCCCCATTCCCGCTGCAACACGGCCCATCGCCGCTTGCTGTGCTTGGGACGCTTGGGTGTATGGATTGGCTGCTGCCTGCGTCATTGCTGGGTTTGCTGAACCTGCCATGTTAGTCTCCTATTTACCGCCACTGCTAGGCTTGGGCTGCATTTCTAATCTGAAAGGCTGGTTTCTGAATGTACGGCTTCCAACTTCACCCGTAACTGGATCAATGCCAAAACTTGCCAGATAATCTGCTTGGGCTGGACGCTCTGCCGCTAGTGTATCAACCGCTTGCTGATAAGTAGGCGCTGATGAATACCCCTGAACACCACCCGCAAAAGTTTCTGCCTGCGGCATGTACTGCTGACCACCAGTGCCTTGCATTCCAAATGCACCCGCCATTTGATCTGTGTTTGCAAAAGAAGCCTCTTGCAATGGACTAAATGCTGCAACCTCTGGCCCGTAATATGGAACATAGCCAATCTGGGAAACATCCCCAGCCATGTTCATACCTTGCTGATACGCTTGTTCTTGCCACGCTGGTAGCGTTGACGTTGACTGCTGTTGTTCCTGACCGCCTTTAGCCATCCTTAAACTCCTTTACGAAACTAGCGTGTTGTAGTTTCCAATCTAACGGGGCTAGTGGCTTCTTCCACCCCATACGCCCTGACATTTGTGCTGCGGTACATCCATGTGACTTCGCCCATTCCTTGACATCGTAATCCATGTCCAAGATTTGGTCTAACTCACCACCCGCAAGAAAAATGTTCAAAACCTTCTTTCTAGGATATACCACAATTTCCGTTACAATACACCCCCTTGGTGCGGGCCACAACTGCATCTGACCTTTGGCAATGCTTGAAACGATGTCCTCAAACAAGTGTGTGCCGCCTGTGTACTCCAACGCAGCCTCAATCCAAGGCTTGCAACGCTTGAGATCGTCAGACAATTGCATTTCTGGTACGGTCATGTCGTTCATCCGTGCATCCTTGTAATATGCAGCGTTGTAGCTGGTGCTGCTGGGGAAAACGCTGTTGCTGCTGATGCATCTAAAAAGCCCGATAAACCATCTACCGCCCACATAACTTGCAATTCATCACCCGCCGAAACGTCAAACTTAGCTGCGCGGGAAACAACCACAGTAGCATCATTTTGATGCAGTGAATAAACAATGGTGTTATTTGGCGCATCTGTGCCGTTTAATCTAGGCCAAAAGTAAAACTTTACTGTACTAGACGATGTTGACGAAATCTGCGCTGAAAACATGACTATATATTCGCCAGCTTCGCTAAACACAATCTTGCTGTTGTCGGTAGCGTCACGATCAATCCCAACATTACCTGTAGGCGCATCATACGTTATTGCGTAGGCTGTATTTATCGCCGCAGCCGTTACATCCGTAGTTCGATAAAAAGAAGCATGACCATCTTCTAAAACAACCTGAACAAACGCACCATCTTTGGAAACCACAGGATATTTGTTCGTGCGATCCCACAGAATAACGCCATCCTCTGACGGGTTATCGTCATCTGTCTTTTGACCTAGCTTTGCCAGATTGCCTTGCAAGTATGCTGACAACTGCCTACCCCACTGACGGAGATCAGGCCCAAGAGGTGGCAGAATAGGACTTGGCATTATCTACGACCCCCAGCAATAGTGTCTATTCGCATATTACCAACTTTCCATTGGGTTGCGCTTTGCCCCTCAACACGCATACGAAGTTGCCGACCAGAGAAGCGCACACTTGTGGGATTAGCAGGGGTGAACGGCCCGTGCGTAATTTCTGTCGCGTTAGGATAGAAGCGCGTCTTGAATGTTACGTTTACATCGCCTTGCGTGATTTCGTCTGGTATCAGCTTTGTCACCCGCGCAATCTGATCACCAGAACCAATGCTTATTGGCCCCGTTTCTGCAAATGTTGTTTCGCTGTCAAAATTATAGCCAACTTCGTGATCGTAAATATCACTGTCTGCGTTATGGCCTGCCATAAACGGATAACGGAATACTCCACGCTGCACACCCGCGGTACGGGATAACTCACCAATTAACCAGTGGTTTTCCTTATAATCATACGCCACATAGCGATCAATTTCCGTGCTATCTGCTGAACAGTAGAACCACCAAATTTCACCATACTGACCATTTGCAAAAGACCAAACTTTCGACTGTTGAGCTACGTTGAAATCACCAAAAACATAATCGTGAACATCGCATGGTATTTCTGAAACGCTATTACCATCAAAACGGAAAAACCCGCGCTGCCCCATCCAGAAAACGCCTATGTCTACGTCTGATGCTGACTTGCGTGAAATAGCGCCACAGGACGTTCCAACGCGCTCAAAGCCATAAACGTATGGTGGGCCTAGATAACGTGCTGTATGCGCGTCTGTGTCCGTTATAATGAGCGTCTGACCGCGTGTGCGGATGCCCTGCATAATCTGACCAGATGTTTGCAAGTCAATGTCGCCCGCTTCGTTTGTTGCTGCGGGCGTCCATGTCGTATTATCTTCACGATCACACCACTGAACTTTGCGTGGATTGCCGCCTGCGCCCAATGCAAAAATAAAGCGCTCTTCGGTCACAACCAAGCCAAGATTGCTTGTGGGTGCGTTGCTGATCGCGGCTGCGTTTGTTGCGGTGTTGAGCTGCCACTCCAACAAGCGTCCATCGTCGTAGTGACATGCGACTAGGTATTCGCCCCAGTTATCCAATGACCATGTTGTCGCATCTTGAGGCACACTGTTCTGCGATGATTGAATAGGCTGACCGTAATAACCATAACCATAGAAGCCGCCACTATAACCAGTATTAATTGCGGCATCTTCACGACCTGCGGCTAAGTCTGTTGGCGTGATGTCTGTTAAAGTGCCACCACCTGTCATAACAACTAGCGCATCATACGATCCACCTGCCAACCAAGCGCTGCCATCGTTGGTTTCCCATGTGTGCATTCCACGAACTGGATTTGTGCAAAAAGATGTTTTGCGCTCACGCCAACCACCAATTGGACGCAAGCTATTGTCACGCCAACGCACCAGCGATCCGTCACGCCATCGACCTGCTTGCTCTAAATCAGTGCCGTTACGGTAAAAGCCTGCGGGTATGTCTAGCGGTATTAAGGTCATGATGGCACCGTATATGTTCCTGATGATGTAAATTCTGTTTCAACGCCATCAACCGTAATTTTGGCATAACCCCCAGCGCCATCTCCACCACCAGAAATCCCTGTGCCACCTGTACCTATCGTTACAGTTATCTCTGATCTTGGTCTGAGTATTAATACACCAGTTTCGCGTGTTGCGGCCTTGCCGCCACCGCCACCGTTGTTGGCTGAAAATGGAGCTGCGCCACCACCGCCACCACCCGCGCCATAAGAGGTTGATGGGGCAGGGCGGCCCACTGTTTGGTTTCCGCTATTTGAGTTTAATCCACCATCACCGCCAGAACCATAATATGACGCTTCCCCATCTTCACCTACCCTGAATAATCCATCGAACGGAGCAGGCTGCGTACCGCCAGCACCACCCGTTGACGTTACTGTTGTGAATGCCGTTCCACTGAGGGATACTAAAGAACTGTCTGTGCCAGAACTTCCATTACCTTGGCCTGTGTAGCCGCCCGCACCTTCGCCGCCACCACCGATAATCTCATAGGTTACTTCATAAAACTTTAGCTCACCGCGACCAAATCCCCTTGCTGACATTGCGCCTAAAGTTGACAGTACAGGCATTACAAATTCCTATGCAAACTGGGCCACACTAGCAAGGACAGTATAAGTCGCTGATGCAGTTTTGATAATAGTAAACGTATATACGTCAATTCCACTAGCGTTACCCTCTGTAGGCGCATCGCCTCCTTGCCA